CGGCATAATAGTAGTTGCCTGTTTCAAAAAAGAAATCTTTCTTTTGTTTGCCTTCATAAAGCGAGAAGATAACTTTTGGGTCTGTCTTAATTGGCACATGTATACGAACAATTTGCCCATCATCAAACCCAATTGACTTGTCTACTTTATCAGTATGCTTTTCAATTTTTGTTCCTGCTTTCAAACGCATGATTCTCACTCTCTCAAACTCAGCAGGAATTTGTTTGAGAATTTCATTGATTGCAGCCATACTCGGATCGGACCTAAGTGTTGTGTCTTGTAGTGTGTTATCAGATTCTTCTGTCTTCAATACACCAGGTTTCAAAATATGCCCTGGGTCGGTACTATATCCACGCAAAGAAATTGCTTCCCAATTGCCATCATTATATTTCGTTTTCACTAGAGACAAAGGAAGACTTTCGATGCATGAGATTACATCAGATAAATCACCTTCGTATTTAGGAATATTAAGTTGTTTGGCTACAGGTCTTTTCATTTTTGTCTTATTACCTTCTGCATAAGTTTCTTTTGTTTTTTTCTTGCCATCTGTAGAGCAACAGGTTTCATATTGTCAACGAAACGAATGCCGTTCAGATGGTCAAGTTCATGTTGAAAACATCTTGCAGTTAAACCTTCCAATCGCATTTGTTTTACTTCACCATTCTCATTAAGAAATTCAACCTCAATCCATTCGGGTCTTTCAATCTTCAAATAGAGACCAGGAAACGAAAGACATCCTTCGTCACTTCGATTCATCTCAACAGATGTTCTAAGAATTCTTGGATTGATACATGCGATTTGAAACTGGTCAGTACCAATCACAAACACTCTTTCAAACACACCACATTGATTTGCAGAAAGACCAATACCGCCATACAACTTCATTGTCATCTTTAGTCTCTTTGTCAGAGTAGTCATCAGAGGACTTGGCAATGGCCATTCGTGTTCTGGTATTCTCTTTTTGAGCATTGGATGATTTTCGTCATAGACTGGCAATGGTTCAATTCTTTCTTCAAAGTTTAATCCTGCGCCAGTATCAATTGTTAACACATCACTCATTTTACTATCCTCGAAAAGTTTTTCTCTTTTACAAAACGAATCACATTTGCAAATTTGTCTTGCAGTATATCACCTTTATGTGAGATGACAAACAAATTCACACCTTCTAACATATGTAGGATTTTCATAAGTTCTTCTGTACCATTGGCATCTAATGAAGAATCAAATGTTTCATCAAGTATCAACAGATTGGTATTTGATGAGTTCTTCAACTTGGCAACTGCACGCCATGTCAACATCAATGCCATATCTATTCGTTGTTTCTCACCCTCAGAAAAATTATTGTAACTAAATTCATCACGGTGCCTAGATTTGATTGTCTCTTTGAACGATTCGTCAAGATTGAAATTGACAAAGAAATCTAATGACGCTAAATACTTATTGACAAGTTTGTTGATGACAGGTAAATACTGTTTGACAATCTTTGTTTTGATACCTGAATCTTTCAACAATGCAGAGGCCACATCGTAATATGATTTTTCTTCTATTAATAGCTTTAAGTCTTCTTTTAGTGACAACAGAGAATCCCGTAATTCTTTCAGGCGTTGTTCTTCTAAGTCTGTCACTACTTTAGAATTCTTCAGTTCTTCAATTAGTTTTTGCAACCGAGCAATCATCTTGTTTGTTTCGGTGATTGTTGTATTAGCCGTTGCAATCTCTACCTGTTTCTGATTAATCAACTTTTGTGTTTCGTTGATTGCATTCAGTTTATTCTGTTCTTCGTTTAGTTTCTTTTCTAATTCGGTGAGACCGTGTTCACATTCTTGGACTCTAGTGGAAAGATTGCCAAGTTCTTCTTCCTTAAAAGAACTGGCAATGGCTTGCCTACAGGTTGGACAATCGTCATGTGATTGAAAGAAACTGATATCCTTCCGAAATTTGGATAAGTTTGTTTCAATTTGCGATTCAAGTTTAGTAATCTTCTTGACCTTAGTCTCTGTTTCAATTTTAGAAGCAACAACCAGTTGGAGTTCTTCTGTCTCTGCGGTAAGGGTTGCAACATTAACCAATAACGAGGATACGGTCTCATTATGACATTGAATTTCCTTAACATATTCGTTCACCTTATCTTCATTGTTCTGCTTCATCTCATCGATATGTTTCTTTTGCATATCGTATTTTTGTTGAGTCAGTTCAATCTCATGTTTTTTGGTTGACATGCCTTCTTTGTTTGTAGACAATCTTTCTTTCACCAAACCACCCATTGTAGAAAAGATTTGTATGTCGAGCAAGTCTTCAATGATGGCACGCCTATCAGATGCAGACAATTGCATGAAAGGTGTAAATGAGGCAGACCCAAGAATTACAATCTGTGTGAAAGATTTGTAATTGAGTTTAAGAATAAACTTCTCTAAAAACTCTTGGTAATCTCTTGCTGCAGCTTCTTGGTTGATTAGATTGTTGTCACAATAAATTTCAAACTTGTTTGGTTTGATACCACGAACAATCTTATATGATTTGTTGCCTGTATCAAACTCAACCTCAACCAAACAATCTTTCTGATTGATAGAATTGAGTAGTTGAGGTTTGTTGATATTGCGAAATGGTTTACCAAACAAACCAAAACACAATGCATCGAGCATTGTTGATTTGCCTGAACCATTCTCACCAACTACAAGTGTGTTGGTTTTATCATCCAATTTGATTTCGGTAAAATAATTACCTGTTGAAAGAAGATTCTTCCAACGAACATTACGAAATATAATCATTATTTAAATTTAGGACCTAATACCCAAATAACAAGAGACTTTCTTTTTCCTGAGGTTGTTGGTGCAACACGATGCAACATCCAAGATGGAAAAGCAATGATTCTACCTTTCTTCAATTCAATTGTTTCAGCATCAGCTTCTTGCCCGTTGTTGATTTGAAATTGACCGCCTTCAAAATCAACACCAGATTCATTCAAACACATAACAATTGACATCTTACGGGTGCCCTGTGTTTGCATATCGTGAGGAATATTTTGTCCAAGTATTGTGTCCATGTGAAAGTCATACTTGCCACCTTCAACAGATTCATACTCAGTATATTGCATGGTATCATAACCATACAAATCAAAGCCATAAAACTGTTCGTTGAGCTGTTGAATTACCCAATTGAATCGGTCATAAATCCATGCCGTGTTTTCATTTCGATTGTGAAATTTAACATTAGACTTTCGAACTTTTTCATTTGGTGCTTGGTCAATTTTAACTTCACCTGTTTCAGCATCAGGTTTTGCAGCGCCAACAGTTGTGCCTCTTTCTACTCCTTGTTCAGCAAAGTAGTCACACATTTTTTGTAGTTCTTCATCTGAGAAGGCACCATCCCAATATACCCAAGGGTATGTTACGGTGTGTCTTTCCCAAGGATTGTTTAAAATAGTTGTAAAACTCATTCGGCTATCTCCGTGTTTAGGGCCTCGATGTATAGTTCTCGCATCAATGTTTTAAGTTTTTCTGCTTCAACATCAAGTGTTAAGTTATCAATGTGTTTCGAAAGAATTGTCATTGTGTCTTCAGCCTGGTCAATGATGTCACTATCATCATCAATCAACAGGTCACTAAAGTCTTCTACAATCGACAAATCAGCAACACCAACCTTATATAGGCTATCAATTACACTATCGAACAAATAAGGATTCTGTTTGTTCAACACCACAACTTTCACATAGGTATCTTTGAGTGATGAGAAGTCGTAGTTTTTCCATGTATCAAAATCTTGTTGGCCATCATCATAAGAAACTTTGTTAAACATCACAAAAGGATTTCTCACAAACTCCATGTTTCTTGTTTTGGTATCAAAGATATGAAAACCTTTTGGATCATTGTAATCTGACCAAGTCATCTCATAAGGTGTACCAACATAGGTAATATTACCATCGGTAGACTTGTGATGAAAGTGACCAGACAATACAACATCATACTTTGAAAGAATCTTCTTGTCAAGACCATGGTCGCAAACATTGCCACGATCCATTTCAAAACCAGCAATCTCAAAATGCCCAAAACATATTTGAGCTTTTGATTCTTTCATTCTCTCAAAGATTTCTTTTTCGTTACTGTCACAAATCCAAGGCACAACATCAATCTTTACACCATCAAACTCTATCGTATCAAAGTCATCATAGTATTCAACGCAAGTGTATTCGTTGAGAAGAAGGCCGGTTGAGTTGACTTCAAGTGTGTTCTTAAAAGCAATGTCGTGATTGCCAAGAAGTGTATGAACTTTGATGCCGAGTATTTCACAACGGTCAAAAAAGTATTCACGGCAGAGATGTAGTGTATTGAAGTTGATAAATTTTCTGCGGTCGAACAAATCGCCCATCTGAAATATCACTTCAATGTCGTTTGCCTTTAGATAAGGAAACAAAACTTCATCATAAAATTTCTCAAAGTATTTGTGAAAGTCTAACGAATCACCTCGGGCACCGAAGTGGGTATCTCCAAGTATACAAATTTTCATGCTATCTGTTTTTTGAACCCTTCAATTTCATCTTTCAGTTTAAGCTTCTTCTTTTTCAAATCATTTACTTCTTGGTCGTTGCCGTAATGCTTAATACTGTTTTTAATAAGATTGTCAATGTTTCTGTGTTGTGTCTCTAAGTGTTTAATGTGATGCTCAATTTTTACCTTGTCCATTATATCTCCTCTGAATAAGAATGTCAAGCAGAATCAGGCAATTCTTCCTCTAAAAACTTCTCTAATCCCTTTTGTTTACTTTCCTTTTTCTTGCGTTTGTTTTCTTCAAAGTTGTGAATGAATTCGGAAATGTTGTCATACAGTTGAAACTGTCTCATGTTGCCATCTGAATCTTCAAACATTTCGTGTTCATCTAAAATGCCAAACTGTTCTGTTGCCTTATACTTGACATAGAGTTGTTTCTTCTCTTTGACGATTCTACGCAGAAAAGCATAATATATGATTTGAGTAAAATATGCAAATGGATTTTTGGACTTATCCGGATCGAAGTTACGAAAATACATCAGGCAATTTTCAATGCCATCAGCAATCATCTCATCTCGGAAAGAATACGAAATGAAGTTTGGTTTGCGTGATAGGTGTTCTGCAATTTTCAGAAAGCACTCACCAATGTAATTTGGTATAGATGGTTCTGGTTTGTTCTTCTCTTTAGCCTCATCACAGTTTTTCTTATACTGAATGAGTGCCTCCAAGAAGTCTGCATTGTTTACATAGTGTTTTGGTTTCTTTTCGCTCATAATTGCCTTCGTTTTTGTTGACTTGGTGCTTGACAGATGTTAAAGTGTGGGTGTTCCCGTTAGATGAATATAGCAGCTGCTTAGATATTTCCATACTTAGTATTCTTTATCATTCTGTAACCTTTAATCAGTTCTTGTATCCCATCATCTAAACTATATTTAGGAGAGAAACCAGCCTTCTCTATCTTTTCATTAGACACGATATAGTTTCTTTGGTCTTTATCTTTCCCGATGGCTGCTTCAACAATCTCAAATCTAGGTACATACTTCTTAATGTTCTCACACAATTCAAACTTAGAAACATTGGCAGAAGAAAGACCCACATTGTAGATGTTGCCCTTCATATCATTGTTACGAA